TTCTTGCAAGTTCTTTCCATCCCCCTACAGAACCTCCTCCTGAAGAAGGTTTTCCCATTAATCCTGTATTAAATAATGAAGGAATCAATTAAAGGAACTCCTAAGAAGAAGTTCCATCATCTAAAGTAAGTTCCATCAACAATCCGACTATTTCTACATCTACTCCAAGATCATCAGATACTACATCTCTTGCTAATTCAAAATAATGTAAATCAAAATCTGTTGGAGTTCCTTGAATAGTTAGTGCTGAACTCCAAGATGTTAAATGAAGATCATCATCAGCAATCCAAGTATCAGTAATATTCTGAGTTCCTCCAAGTGCCGTTTGTAATGAATCATTATCTGAGAAAGCTCTTGCTGATAAATCAAAATCTATTGTTTGAGAAGCAGAACCACCTGTACAAGTCCATACTAATCTATATCTTACAGTTCCATTATCATAATTTGGAGGAAATAACATTGGAGGAAGTTGAGCATATTCCTGTGTTGTTGTATCAAAATTTTGTGTTGATAATTCAATATTAGATGTAGTAATAGTTCTATCAGTTAAAGCAGAACCATTTGTTGCTCTTGGTTTGAAAGATTGTGCAGGAAACCAAAGAGTTTGAGTTCCTATAACAGTTGATAATGTAATATTTTTATCAGGAACTGTTAAAATTCTAGTATTTCCTGTAGTAATAGATCCTGCATCTATTCTTACTTTCTTTGTAGTATCAGTAGGATCAGTTAAGAAAAAATCATCATCAAAAATATTAGCAATTTCAGAACCTCCTCCGTTTAGAAAATCAGAAATCTTTTGAGTTGCATTACCTCCAAATGTGGAAGCTGTACTAGAGGAAGGAGTAGAAATAGTATCAAAAACCATAAAACAATTTGAAAATTAGAAATAAAGGGAAGTAAACCTAGTACAAGTCTAGAGTATCATTTCCTGATTCCCCTTCAAAGGAAATAGCTGATAACTGATTATTACTATGAAAAATATTATTACTATGAAAATCAGTAATTTGAGAGCTTGTTTGTTCTCCTGCTTCCCAAAAGAACCAAGCTACAGAGCCATATAATTTCTGATCAAATGTTCCTCCGTTATCTCTAGCTCCAAAGTAAGCAGCTCTTGTATTAGTAATTGAAGCAGTAATTGATGTATTAGATGTAGAACCAATACTACTTCCATCAACAAATATCTCTATAGTTTCATTTGCTGTAGTAATGTAATCAGTATCATAATCTCCTGAATCATAATCAGCTCCAATATCTCCTATGTTTATCGTTATACAATGCCAACTTCCATCATCCAAAGCAGAGAAATCATGAGAAGCAGTTACAACATTAGATCCATCAGCTATTCTACAGTTTACAGTAGCAGCTACTACTGATGAAGAATAATCAGAATCATAAGCTCCTGTTCCTGATTGATAATCTGCAGTTAATCCTGATTCTATCCAGATATGAACTCCTGCGTTTGTTGATGTTGATTCATCTTTCTTACAAAATAGAGTTCTGATTCCTGAATTAGTTTCAGTAAACTTATACCAAAATGAAAAACTTTGTGATAATCCTAAAGCTAAACCTGAATCATTTGGAATGGTTACATATTGAGATCCTGTAAATCTACCTATAGCTCCTAACTTTGTTCCATCTCTTACATCATATCCTATAGTTCCATTCTCTACATGAGTTACAGGATAAGCAGAATGAGAAGATACTGCTGATTTGATTATCAGATTTCCATTTCTTAAATATCCACTTTCAGAAATATCAATATCGGGATCTCCTGTAGTCCATGTATCAGTTAGAATAAGTTTCTCTCTTACTTTTGTAATTCTAGCTTTTCTATCAACTCCTTTCTGTTCAGGAACTTCTTCTAAAAATGCATGTTTGATTGCATTGACTTCTGATTGTGTAGTAGTAGATGATTTTCTTAAAAGGTTTGCAATAGATCCTAAAGTATCAGCCATTTTAAATCGTAACCTCTTGTAAACTAATTGTAAATTTGTTTATTCCAATATTGGAAGTATCTATTACATCCATTGTAAAATCTAATCCAATGATCAAGGCTTTTCTATCAAACTTGTTTTTTATTCTAACTCTACAATACTTTCCTAAATCTATTCTAACATCAGGAGGAAAAATATTAATTGGTTGATATTCTCTTTTCTTTACACATACAATATCACTAATAGAATCCAAAGCTTCTACAACATGATCAAATTCTGAAGCTTGAGGAAACACTAAAGTTTTTTCTCTAGTTTTAAATTTTCTTTTGGCTCTTACATCTTCATAAATAACAGTAATAGGATTAGATGAATAACATCTGAAAGCAAAATCTCCTGTTTGTGAAGTCCATGTTAAGCCATCTGATGAATCAAAATAAGTTCCTGTAGCTGTTTGATATGACATAGCAAAAGAATCAGTAGCAGTTCCATACAGTTTAACCATTAAAAATATCTGAGTATTTGGAGTTACAGGAGTAGTTCCAAATGATATCTCTGTCCATTGTAGAGTTCCATCCAATCCTCTAAGAGTTTCTTGAGATAGTTCTGCTTCTTTGAGAATAGTATCTTCATCAGGATCTGTTCCGTTATCAGTTACTAGGAAAAATTTAGCACTCCCTGCTGAAGGGTTTCCTGTTTTACCCATCTTAATAGATACTTTAGAAACATTATCTTTTGTAGGAGTAAATGGAATAGCATACCATTTTACATCAGAATTTAATGTAGCATCTTCAGAAGTTTGTTCTATATCCTTTTGAATTACGTTTGAGTTTAATCCCTCTAATATTGAGTAACCTGAATCTAATGTTGTATTTCTCCATCCTATAGGCTCACGCCCAATTAATCCTACTTTAGTTACATCCCATCCTGTAACTTTAGAATGTTCATCATCATTAGTTAGCATAATTCCAGAAGATATAGTATCTCCTAATCTAAAGAAAAAATCCTTATCAGCATCTACTCCATAAACAGCTCCTGCAGAAGCAGCTAAACTAGCAATAGCAGCAGCCCATGTTTGATTATTTTGCTGAAAGTCAATTAATTGATTATTGATATTTGTAGTATCTACTCCGTTGGTAGTAATTCCTGATTCTCCTACAAGTTCAGAATCTACTAAATGATCAGTTTCTGTAATTATTTCCTTTGCAATCTGTGAAGGATAAACATCAGTATCTGAAGCATCTGCTGTTTCTCCATCTGATTCTTTTTTCTGGAATCGTTTGATGTTTGTATTTCTATCATTAAAGATAATTCCGTAACCTCCTGCATTGATACGAATCTGTGTAAAGTTTGTATCTACTTCCCAAACTTCAGTATCTTTTACTTTACCATAAAATAAATTATAGAGTCCTCCAACTGTTTTTCCAACTTGTAATTTGATTTCCCATTCTTCCTGAATTAGACAATTTCCATCTGAATCTACCAAATCAGAATTTGTATCATCTATTACAAATGAGAGAGATCCTGTATCATCATTGATTCCTAAATGCCCTGCTACTGTTCTTAAATGAAAATCTCTTACAGCATTAGAATCCAATAAAGTAGATGTAAATGAGTAACGTTCTACTCCGTCTAAATCATAGATAATTAATTTAGGCATTAAAGGAGTAGGATCAAAATTTGAAAGCATTATGTAACTCCTCCTCCTATCAATCCCATTCTCTCTCTAAAGTCTAACATTCCGTTAAGCTGAATATTTCCTTGTTGAGTTGATTGTAATGATATGATCTGAGTTTGTGGAACTCCTAATAATGATGAATTAGTATTAATCTCTGCTTGTTCTTCTGCTAAAATTCCTCTCAAAAATGTAGATGAATTTCTAGGAGAAGAATCATTTCTAAAAGGATCTAATGCTCTAATCTGATTTGATAAGGAAACTCTAGCTCTTGCTTCTGATATTCTTAAACCTAAACCATGAAAATCAAATGTTCTAGCTTCTGAATATCCTGCATATTGTATTCTTGGATTTGCCTTTAATGATAAATCCATTCCTGTTAATTCGGATAATGATTTTTGTGCATTTCTATTTCCCCCCCATAAAGCATCTTCAGCTTTTAATGCCTGATAATTATTATGACGATTAGCAGAACCTCCTCCTGAGTTTACACTCTTAGCAGTTCCAATAGAAGAAGCAGAACTTTGAGGAGAACCTCCTAATGATGAAGTAAAGTTTGATGCTCCTGTTTCTTTACCATAATTTATAAATCTATTATTGGTTACTGCTGCTGTCAATCCTGTAGATATTGCTGAAGCTGAAGATGTGATATTTCTACCTACATTAAATTGTCTAGTGATAGCATTACCTCCTGATAACCCTGCTTGATTCATAGCGATAATTAATGATGAAGCTGCTTGAATTCTACCTAAAGCAAGAGGAATTCCTTTCTCTCCGTTTTCGCCTCCTGTAATGGAGGCTAACCTAAAACCTGACGAACTTGCAAATCTATTTGAAGCTGCTGTTAATTTAGTAATAGATGAAGTAGTATTATCTGCAGCTTTACCTAAACCTTCTACTGCAGGAGTTTGTTTATTATCAACTTGATCAGCAAATCTTTGTGCTGCTTCCATGTAATCTTCTAAAGAATCTGCAGCATCATCTGTTTTAGTTTCTGTTAATCCTAATGCTCCTGATAGAGTAGGTAGTGATCCTCTTTCCTGTCCTGTTAAATCTTCTATTCCATCTCTGAAACCTCCAAGATTCGATTCATAAGCTACTACTGCTGCTGTACTTGCTATCAAAGCTGCTGCTGTAACTGGATTTGATAACATGAAAGTTTTCATAGCTATAGCTGCTGCTCTTAATGATGCTGCTAAACTAAAATTAGCTCCTGTTTGTGCTACAGTAACTCCTACGCTTGATGCTTGAACAGGAACTGATGCTGCTGTAACTCCTGTTTTTGCTACTATTGATCTAGTAACTGCATCTGTAGTTTTTTTCTGAGCAATTAAAGCTAAAATCATAATACCTGATTGAACTGCTGCTGCTGCTGTGTTGATTCCTATAGTTACCATCTGTCCATCTAAAGCCCTAGTATCAGCAGCTAATTGTTTAGTTTCTAATTGAGCTTCCTTCATCATGAAACCTAATTCTTCAGTAGCTCTTGCTTTATCACGTTCTGATATTGTGCCTTCTTGAATTGCTGTTGTTAAATCCTCCTGAGCTTTTCTAATGTTTACTGTCATTCTTTCTATTCCTAATCCTGTTTTTTCTAATCCAACAAGAGAAGCCTGTAATCCGAAAACTGCATCTGTAACTCCTGTAACTGCTTGACCTAATCCTAATGCTGATGTAGCTAATGTATTTAATTGACCATCTGCAGAATTAGCAGCAGAACCCATTTTGTTTAAACCTGTAGAACCTTCGTTTCCTGCTTGAGCTACTTTAGTTCCTGTTTGTTTTGCAGTAGATCCTAACTTGTTTAACCCTCCTGCAGCTTTAACTGATGCTTGATCAATATCTGTTCCTGCTTTCTTTCCTTTAGTTCCTGTATCTTTGAGTTCCTTTCCTACTTTCTTGGCTGTTTGAACTGCCTTATCTCCTTCAGCAGTAATTACTACCTTAGCTTTCAAATCCTTAGCCATAATCTAAAAAATAGTTTAGAGAAGTAAATGGAAGTAAACTAACTCATGAAGAAAGCTAATGCTCCTGCTATAGGTAATCCTATAGAGAGTATTGTTAGAATTTTAATATCTCTGTCCATGCTTAAGTTAAGAGGTTCATCCTAATAAGGACTATCAAATACTTTTATCTGTAACTTCTTTAGCCTGACCTTCAAAAGGTTTCCAATGTTTAGATATTTTTCCTGCTACAATATCAGGGAGTAACTTTTCAAACCTAGCTAAAGCAGGGCGAAGATGAGGTTGAGGTTTTGTAGCCTTTGATAACATTACAAAAACATCTTCTCCTGATTTAGGATCTATCCAATGTAATACTTTCTTCTTTGTTGGTCTTACTACTCCTCTACCATATTCTAAGATGAGAAATATCTTCTCCTTTGATGATCCGATAGTAATTGATTCTGCTGAGGTTCTTTGAATAACCCATGATTTAGCATACTCTCCTGATTGTCTAGGAGCTTGTTTCTGTATTAGTTTGATTAGAATATTAGCTGCAGTAAACATGATATCCTGAGTTAGTTTGTCAATGGATTTCTCAAAGTCTAAATCTTTGATAACCTTACTCAATCCTTCAATCTTAATTACCATTTTGTTTCTTCTCCATATCTGAACTCTGCTTCTGTTGAATTTCTACAAACATTTGTTTAATTAGAACAAATTTATCTAAACCAAAATCCTTGATATAATTTTCAATCTCTGATAAGTTACCTAGTGAATTAATCGAACTAGCTATTATCCAAGCTTCTCTGAGTTGTTTATCTTCCCAGAGTTTCTTTGCATTTCCATAGACAGCGTCTTGGATAACTCGAACTCTTTCCTGTTCGTTCCTGCTATCAGTAAAAAACTGAAAACTGCTCCTGCTGTTTTTCTTAGAACTGTGATATCAAAATTCTCTACTTCTTTATCATAGTTAAAATCAAGATAAGTTTCTAAAACATCTTTAGTCCATAAATCCCATTTATCATTATACTCTATTTGATCTGCTAATCCTACAATATTATCTTCAGATTTTGATAATTCTGTAAATGCTTTAGAGAGTTCTTTAGGTTTTGTTCCCTTGACTTCTTTAACAGCCCATTTAGATTCTCCAATAAAATAGAAATCTAATTCTTCTGTAAAACCTCGATAAACTTCAGACATGATATTATAATTCTATAGATAGATTTAGTAGATTCGTGTAGCCTATGTTAATGCTCTATTCTCTGCTTCCCATGTAATATCTTCTTTGATAATATCTGTGTTTGATGCTGAAGGGTTTGAAGCATAAGATGTTATTCTAGCATCAGTATCTGAGAAAGCAGATGTTCCGTTTTCTACATCCATAGTTAAAGCTCGTTTAGTTAATGCTGAATGATCTCCTTGTATTGTTGTATTCTTTTGATAGATAGTAGCTGAACCTGTGTTTCTTCTATGTGAAACTCTTGAATGTTCTATCATTGTTTTACCCATTACTTCAACTAATCCTAATTCAAATGTAGTTGTAGCAGAAAATGATAATATATCATAAGCTGCTGAGTTCCATGTAAAAGGATCATCAGATGCTGAAGAGTGATCTAAAGCAGTAATTGAAGAAGCTGAAGTTAATAGAGTAGATCCTGCAGGAGCTGATGTACTCCAATCAGTAATTTCTCTACAAACAAAACTCATATCCAAAGTCCATAAACCTCTCTCTGCAGAGAGAGTAGTAGATATTGGTCTTGCTCCTTTCATTAATCTATAATTATCAGTTCCATCAAAGTCTTTACCTACAGCCCATGATTGAGATTCCTCAATAGTTCCAGAACCTGAAGGAGCATTGAATCCAGTTTTAGCTAAAACAGTATCTGTGATATTTGCTTTAATTGTAAATGCTCCTATCTCTCCTGTTTTAACTGCATTAATGATATCATAATTTCCTAATTCTAAAACATCTGCTTTTGTAATTGTATGATCAATAGTAAAATCTGTAATTATATTTGGTTGAATGTAAGTAGGAGAAGTAGGTGTAACTCCAAAAGTAGCAGCAGTAGTTCCCTCTACAATATATTGAGGAGGATTTGTATAATCTCTCATTGTTGCAGGAATGTATGAAGTAGGCATTTACAAATTATAATTCTAATTATATCATTAATGGAAGTAATTTATGATTTTGTTTTAAACCAATTTACAGTTAAAGTTCCTGCTGCTCTGATATTATCTTTAGAAACAGAGTTCTCTGTTTTTGGTATATTCCAATCTACAGAGTTTTCTTCAAAGGAATGAATATGTGAAGCTGTAGTATCTGATTTAGGAATTGTAGTATTTCCAGAAGGAAGTATTTCCCAAATGATTCTATCTACTTCTCTCATCATTAATTTTAATACAGTATAACTTTCTGCTTGAATATCGATATAGATTAACTGATTCATCTTCTGCCCATAATCTCCTATGAATCTTCCAGAAGGATCAGGAAATTCTGAATCTGAATTTACTACTATACCATTTACTCCAAATGATGTATTATCAAACCAAGCATGACTCACAGAAGATCCAGTAGCTGAACTAAAATCAGGAGTTAAGTTTTCTGAACCATTGTTTACATTTGTGTTAGTCCAATTAGTTTCTAAATTATATCTAATAACTTCATCAAGTTCTTCAAAAGTTCCAACTAATCTATCATAAGAAACTGTCATTATCCCATCTCAACTTTTGACCAATCTCCATTATCTTGAGAGTTATCTCCTTTTAATTTCTCAAGTAAAGCCATACCTCTCTCATGATACCTTTTAGACTCTACCTCTTCTTTTGCTAACATTCCTGCAGCTATCAAATTTACTGCAGATGTTAATGAAGCAGAAGGAGAAGTAGGATCTGTTGTTAAGTTTAGTTCAGATAATGCAATACTCGTAGCATCAGTTCTTGCTTGAGTTGTAGCTGTATCTGCTGCATTATTCACACGCTTGAATACTAACGTTTGAACAGCATCATCTGTTCCTAATACCATGATCCTTTAAATCCAGAAATGATCTATAGAGAAGTAATGATGAGAATAGGAATGATAGATAATATCTATCATTTTGAAAATCAAGATATTGATCCTATAGAGTTTGAAGATTATAGAGAAGATATGATTGAATATATAATCAATTATTGTAATAATCGTTTTACACGTTTGATTTGGTTTGATTATAACGAATATGGTTTTGAAGTAGTAGGATTCAATGAACAGGATTAGATAGATTTCTTTCTCTCATTCTCAATTCTCTCTTATCAGTTCTGAAATCCTTATTCTCTTTTATGATAATTCCCCCTACTAATTTAGACGAATCCCATCCTAGAACTTCTTTATCCATGAAATACATTTGGTTATGTCTATCTCTATATCTTGTGAAAGCAGGATTTAGAATAATTCGTGGAGTAAAAGAATCTCCTCCTGTTTCTTTACTGTTGAATGTTACACAGAAACCTAAAGCAGTAGGATGTTTTAATATCATCCTTTCTAACTGTCTTTTAAAAAATTCAATACCTAAAGGAAATTCTAGAACTTCATCAGTATCTAAAATTATAATAACATCACAGTTCATTTTCCCTGCTGTAATCATACATTGATTTCTTGCTTGAGGTTCTAGTAATCCTGAATTATGTATTTGAACTGTGTTAGAATAACTATCTATTATATCAGGAGTTTTATCTACTCTATCTTCTCCTTTGAAATCTTTCCATTTACCATAAGAAACTATAACTGGAAATATTCCATTTGTAGAATCTAACATTCTATCAATTTCTTCTTCACATTGAAAAGCTACAGTTCCTATAGCAAGTTTTCTATCTGCCAATAAACTAAATCTTCTCCTTCAAGTTTCTGTTTCTTTTTATTCTTCGTGGCAATCACATCCACAAGATTGAGAAGTAGAATGAGTGATCCAACATGAGGAACATGAGAACCATTTATGAGATTCTATTTTACTAACACCTGAATTTTTTTTAAAAGTTTAGCAGCTCCATCTCTGTTTACTAATCCTGTATTCATTCCAATACCAAAGACTACAGAAACTTCTGCATATTCATCAAGAGATAGATTAGGAGATATTGTTTTAGTTTTAGCTTTCATAATAACTCTCTAATGTCTATGATAGTAATGGGAAGTTTTAACCATGAACCAATAGTATGAAACCAAAAAGTAAATTTTCCTTTTCTATTATCTCTATCATGAACTTCAGAAACGTGCCTTCCTCCAACACTTCCAAATTTCATGTATAGAGCTTCATGAGCAAACTCATGCCCTATTCTATCAGCGTTTTCTCTGAATCTAAATCCTAAAGCATTTAATCTTGAATCATGTAAAAATAATCTAACGTGATAATGCCCTGCTACTCCTGATGTAATCTTAGAATTTAATTTAGTTCCTGATGTTGATCTTAGATGTTGAAAGTAGGAAAGATTAGTATCAGCAGTAGAATGAATCTCTATTGTAACTTTATCCAAGAACTCTAAAGTTCTCTGCATGTCAAAATTATACATTCTATACAGGATTGAAACTATCAGCCATTTGTAACGCTGTTCAGATATTCTTTTAGTATGAAATATGATAGGCATAAATGAAAATAAAAATAAAAAAGAAAGAGAAGTATTAGTTATTCTTAACAGTTCTTCCCAATCCAAAAATAGCAAGAGCAGCTCCTACTCCCATTACTAGGAGAGTTTTAGCTTCTTTCACTATTTCGATTACAAGATCATCTTCAAACCCTGCAGTTACTACATAAGATCCAACAATTCCAATAGTTCCAACAATTAACGAAACTGCTAGAATCAACTGAATGGATTCTCTATCGAACTTCATAAATCTATCAGTAGAATTTAGATAATAGAGAACTAATCCTCTGATAGAATTTCATCAATAACTGTTTCAATCTCTTCAGTATCAGTTTCAGGATGATCTCTTTTTGTTTGATTTAATTCCATTTTAACAAACAAAGTGAAAGCTTTTTCTAATCTCCATAAACGTTTACACGCATTATCTTGAGTAGATTTAATTTTCTTTAACCATGTAGCAAATCCTCCTACTGCTCCTAATACAATAAGAATTAAAATTTCAGTAACCAAAGTATCAAAGATTGTTTCCATGTTTAAAATAATAAAAAAAGGGAATGATTAGAAGTATTTACTAATACTATGTTATTTCCTAATCAGATGAGGAACTAATCCAAATGATAGAGTTATCATCATAAGATGATGCTCCTGTTCTATGAGAGAAACCTACTTTCTTTGCAAATTCATCTGCATCTGAAGTGATTTCAATTTTCATTTTTCTCTTAGAACCAACTGCAAATGAATGATTCTTTACACAAACAATTCCACGATATTGAGTGTTTGTTTGAGTTGTAGTTTCATTAACAGCATTACATTCTACTAGCTGAACACCATACAATCTTTCAATCTTTCCAGATTTAGCGATTGTTGCATCTCCTTGCTGAACAAGTGTACTAAGATCAGAATCTGTTAAGAGTTCTTTGTATTGTCTTGGATGCAAAAATGCCACTAATCTATCTACAGGGAAACCTCTAGTAGTTAGTTGTTCTCTTGCATAAGCAATACTTTTATGATCAAATACGATTGCATCAACATCATCAGAAGTAATAACTACTTGAGTATCGCCTCTAATCCATTTCAAAGGAGTTGCTGCTTGTGCTGCAGTATCTAATACGAGTGTAGCAATATCATCAAGGTATCTAGTTCTTGCTGTTGCTGTAATGTAAGCAAATAAATCAGCAGGAGTATCTTCCATATCTGAATAATCTACAACTTGTACGAAACCTTTCACAGTATCTGCTGTAACACTAAAAGGAGTTACAGTATGAGTAGTAGCTGATGTAGCTGCTCCTTCTGTGATTGTTGCACTTGCAGGAGTGTCACCTTTAAGCCATTTAGCAGCATCAGAACCATTTTTGATATCCTTATATTTTACAAATGGGATAACATTAACATCAGTAAGTCCTTCAGGAATTATATCGATTCCATTAACTACGTCTAAATCAGATTGACCTGATGCGTAAGATAATGCTTCGGTAATTTTCGTAGAAGCTTTTCCTAATGCTTTAGCTCCAGTATTAACCTCATATTTGAAGAATCCATATTTCTCCATAGCGTTCCAACCTTTTTTAGTTAAGGCGAGGATATCGTCATTAGTGAATGAATCTCCTTCAGGGCTAATCTGTGCTATTCTATAGTTCTCTTCTGCTTTTTCTTTCTTTGAAAGTTCTGAAATTGCTTCGCCTACAGTAGATTTTACTGAGGAAAGAATATCAGTTTTAAAAGAAGCTGCATCAAAGGTAGCTTTCTCTTGTGGTGTATTTTCAACGGGTTTGACTACTTGAACATTTTGAGGAGCTTCTTGAGGAGCTGTATCTTGTGGAACACATTTTCCATCAACATCTTTCTGTCCTTCAGGACATTCAACTTCTTTTGCTGCAGGAGTTTGCACTTCAGGAGCATCAGTTGTTTCTTCTCTCTTTGTTGTAGTAGTTGTAACTGTAGATTCCTCTACGTTACTTTCGTTTTCGATAGTCATAGAGGAACTTGTAGAGTTTTCATTAACGGAAGTAATTTCTATATCATCAGGACAGGACTCTTCTATCTGAGTAACCTTAACTCCCAATGATTCAATTACATTAACTGTAGATTCAGGAATCCCTGCTACTTCTACAATAGATAATTCTTCAAAGTTTAATTCTTGTGGAGCGATATAACAGTTCTTTGATTGATCGCAAACTTCTTGCTGAACTCCTACCTTTGCTCCAATACTTACAAACAGTTTTCTATTTCTAACATGAGCTGCTGCTTCTTGATTTGTAATTACAGCCTTGTAGTTTAATTGCATTAAATCCTTATCATAACTAAATACAGCTTCTCCAATATTGGTAGATGCTCCTCCATGCTCCCATCTAAGAGGAACTACTTTTCCATCTGCTCTTTCTAATTGAGAAGGAAAGTAAAAATTATTATTTCTTGAAATTCTAGGAGTTAAAGCTAAACCTCCTATCTTAGTTCCTGATTCATTTGCTTGAGCAAAAGATTCGAGGATTAGCTTCATGAACCTTTTAAGTTCAAGAGTATCAAAGGAAGTAATGGCAGTATCAGGAAAGAGTAATGCCTTTTCTCTGATTCCTACTCAGATACCCGTACTCTGATGAGTTAAAGCCTTGAAACTTTCACTCGGCATTATCAGGAAAGGGGGTAACTGCTATTTTTTTATCCTGAAATTGCTTTACCTTTCTTGACTTCTAAATATCTACATCTGCAGTTATGATGAACGGGAATTTCAGGCTTTGAAGGATCATCAAAAGCAAACTGTTTTCCATCTAAAGGAGAACAGATAGGACATACCCTTTCATCCTTGCGTGTAGTAAACTCTAGTCTAATTTCTTCCAAATCAGTTAAAGTTCCTTTAATTTTATTTGTAGATAATACTGATTGAGCTAATCTACTCTGTTGATTCATTGTGTTTAGTGCTGCATTGTTTGTAGATTTTGTAACCAAATCAGAAACCATAGATTTGATAAAGTTACCCAATAAACTAATTCCAAATTCTCTAACTTCAGCAGCATTAACAGTTCCCCAAAATCTATCTTTAAATTCAGTTCTCAGTTCTTCCATCTTTGAGATATCTTCTGTAGATAATGGAGTATGTAGTTTATTCACTTTGAAAGCGTAATCTCTGCCATTTAGGTAGGTAGATTCAACATAACTATCTATCAATTCATTAACTGAAAACTCAAACTCATCTTTGATATCAATATCTTGAACTCCTTTCTTCTTCATTGTTTTGATTCTACTAGCAATCCTTCCAAGTTTAGATTCTAATTCTGATTGTTTTAAATCAGAGAATTTAGTAGTTCTAGTTCTTGCTAAATCTGCTTTCTCTGTAATTAAAAACTCTAGAACTTTGTTAAGATTGTTTTTAGTTCTATAAGGTTTCATTTCTTAGAACATTCTCCATTTTTCTGATGTTTTGTAATAATATACCATTGACCTTTTAATCCACAATATCCACAAGAGGACATAAATTGTTGATCCCCTCTAACTTTCTTTATTTTTTGGTAAGCCATTCAGAAATATTCCTATAAGCTTCAGTTTGTGGATTATCTGTATCTTCTGTTAAATCTGCTCCTCTCTTCTTTAGAATATTTCTATAATCATCTCTTGAAATTACTCCTGCTAGATAAGCATCCTTTGCATCTACAATAGATACAGCATTTACTTCAGGCTCTTCAATGGTAATTTCTAATTCTAATTTGTTTAAAGCATCTGCAGATTCATATCCGTTAAGTTGTAACAATGGGAAGCATAATTCCATTTTATATTTCCATAAAACATATCTTCTCAAAGCCTTAACCTTTCTAGCAATTACACTATCAGTAGTTTCTGATGATGCTCTTGCAGTAAACTCAGCAGAGAATATTTGAGGAGAAAATTGTGTAGATAAATCAGCCATCATATCAAGATGTTCTGTAAAGTCTTTGAATTTGGCTTGAGGATTTACTTCATGAATATCCTTAGTAAAGGCTCTATCAGTAAATATTTTCTCTCCTCTTTTACGTTCCTTGAATTTCTGTTTCATCTTCTTTAAGAAATCCTTAGATGCTCCTTCAAAGGTATAGACTTCTTGAGGTTCTGCATAATTGTTAAAGATAGATTTCATATTATCTTCAATCTCCCACATGGCTTCAATAGGAGCTTGTAACACTCTATCATATCCTGTGTTTAATTCTCTAGGAGCTAACAAAGGATAAGCAAGAGGTTTAGCCCATTTCTCTCTAGTAACTGGATTTAATTGTAGATTGATTACTTTACCTGTTCGTAAATCAATAGGATCATGTCCTTCTATTTTTTGAACATATTTCAAAACATTACCAAACTTATCTCTATCTTTATCAGCTACAGTTCTCACATCTATTTCATCAATTCCTGCAAGAGGATTATCTGATTCTGAATACTTTTCCATAAAAGATTCTCCACATGATAACATTGTAGTAACTGCTCCTTTGAATTTCATGTGAGAGTTTGTATTCTCATTAAAATCTTCAATTAGTTTAGTAGCGTTTTCATCTTTACAATTAATTACAAAGTCTAAACCCATGATTAATTCAGAGTAAGAATCTACTGCTAATTTGATTCTAGGATCATGTTGATAATAGTAAATACATTTCTCAAAAGAAACTACAGGCTCTTCTATATTCCATTCAGAGTTTCCTCCTACCTCTACTTTCCCTTCCTCTACTTTGAAGATTCTACTTAGAGATTCTCTGATTTTCAATCTTTCTCTCCATGACATTCACATTTACAAGTGAAAATATTACATCCTGCTCTGATGAATTTAATTGGAGTACAATACTTACACATCAGGATCAGTTCTCCCCATTAATCCTTCAGCTTCTGCTTGTGTTAGTTTTACAAGATGTTCTTCATAGACTTGAAAAGTATAAGTTCTGATTGCTACTTTTCCTGCTTGATAAGTTGATGTAACTGAATGAGCTGCAATAATTCCTAATCTCATAGCAGCCTGAATTTCTGCAAATGAAACTTCTACATTATCTGCTTCATAAGCTACAGGATCAAATTTAATATTCTGAACCTTTTCATCTTTTTTTTTAGAGAAATCAAACATTAGGAAGTAGGACTCCTGCTAACTAGAATTTCTTCAGGGAAGGTAGATATTCTCTGTCCTGATTGGGATAGTTCAACTTCAACATTATAGATACCAACTGCAGGAAGTTCTCCTTCAGCTACTGCATAAGAGAAAGTTCCATCAGCAGCAGTTACAATACTTGCAGTTTTATCAAAGGCTGCAGAACCTCCTTCTTTGAAAAGTATAATATCTAAAGTATATCCTGTTAAATTCTTAGCAGAAGATTTAGCTTCATCTGTGTAAATAGTGCCTGTTATCTTATCAGTATCAGAAAAATCTCCATGAACTAATTTATCCTGATCCAATTTTAAATAAAGTCCTAAAGTCATGATGAATAAGATAATTTACGAATTTGGATTAAATGGAAGTAAGTGCATGAAATAGAATATCATGTTTAGTTTTCCAATTATTCAATTCTGTTTCATTAAATGTTTCTTGGAAATTCTGAAGATGAGATTGCAGTTCCTGAACTAATACCTCTTTAGATTTCTTTTGTATCTGTATAATTCCATCATCTTCCATATCTTCTCTAGGATTCAGAACAGATTTCTCTATACTCTCTAATGAGGTAGCCTTCTCATCTTTAGATTTCCGTAGGTCGAACATGAATAATCTGATTAAATATAGATGTAGAAAACTGAAAGGAAGTAATCATAGAGATAGGATTAGTTCAAGAGAATATTATTCTGAGTTATGCAAACATCTACAACGTTAGCTCTCACATCTTTAGCCTTAATTCTAGGCTTGAGTTTTGGAATGGCTTTGTCTAATCCTGCTGTCGCATTTGTTTTTGAAAATGCTGCAGATGATGAGAATAGAACACATGGTTTGTTAAACTACTTTGAAGAAGGCACTCTACAAAACGAATGTATCTTTGATGTAGTTTTTAGAGAATCATGTGAAAGAGGGATTCTGTTCGAGAATCAAAAATCAATGAATGAAAAATTGAATTGGTTATTAATCGAACATGGATATAATTTCGAGGATTAATCCTCTATTCTTTCTTTTTTTTACAAATCCCACAAAACCTGAATCCTTCTTTATGTAGAATCCAGTAATGGAGTTTATGATTTTTCATTGTAAGTCTATCTTCAGCCCTTATTCTCTCACTAACTTCCTTAGAGAATGTCGCTACAGGATATAGTTAGTATTGCTAGCATCATCAGATAGTAATTATACTACTTCTCCTTCTCCTGATTGGAAGTAATCAAATCCCATTATCAAAGCATCAGCTAAATCTAAACTCTTCTTAGTCTTATCTAACAATCCATTCTCTTTTCTCTTTGCTGCTCTCATCTCTTTGATTAGTTCTGAGAATCTTGGATGAATCCTAAATCTATCTTCAGAAACTCTTTGAGAACTTTTGTCTATTGCTACTTCTCCCTGTTTCTTAGGATCAAATCCTCTAGTGTTTACCTCTTCAGAAAATTCAGAAATCATTCCTGAGTAATGTCCATCAATGATTAAGTTCCTGTAACCTTTTGCAAGTTTAGAACGAACCTTTGCATTTGCTCCTGATGATGATTCTCTTTCCCATCCTTCAGCATCTGTTACATAGACTATTCCATCTGATTCTACCATTCCAACACATCCGAATTTAGAAGAGCCATAAGCAGGATCTAAAACTAAAACTGAAGGAAGCTGTCCTAATTCAAATGATAAATGATATTCTTGAACACAATGATTTAAAGCATCAAGATCATAGATATCTCCTGAACCATATCCTACCATTCCTAAGTAATTTCTATTGAAGGAAGGTTTCCCTCTGATTAAATCAATAGCCTCTTTATCATAGATGCAAGTATTAGAACGAGGATCTACTTTCAATCCCCATCTCTCAGGATTTGTAAATCTGAATTTTGTGTAAATTGATTCTTCCTCTAAATCAATATCATACATGAAGCCTTGAGGTTTCTTTCCTGCTGTTGAGATATAGACAATGATTAAATCAGCTCCTCCTACATAATGTTCACAGGCTTCTCTTACAACTGTGCTATCTGTCATTGTGAAAAAATAACCCTCATCTATCAGAATGAATTTCATGTTAGGCTGTGATCTTATGGAGTCAATGTTGTTAGCAGGATGAGCAGCAAACAATACTCCATTAATGAAAAATTCTGTTTTGGTATTGTATTTATCCTGCTCTTTGTATTTGATTCCTGCATTTTTACAAATTTCTTTACAGCGTGTAATCATGTGTTCTGCTTCTTTGCCTCTAGTTCCTACAACGATAGCTACCTGTCCTCCTTTCCAATCAGGATTTACTTCTGCTTGGTGTATTGCATAAGATAACCATAATTCAGTAAATCCCATCTTAGGAGCTTTGAGAATCCAAAAGTATTTTTTACCTGAATCTAATGCATCAAGAACTTCTTCCTGATAATCATAGAGAGGATGTTTTACTCCGAATCTCTCAGGTAATCCTCTCTTATGCATGAAACAGCAATCAGAGTTTTCATACTCTTTACACCAAAACAGAGGAGGACTATCCTCTGAGATCGTTAGGTGTGAGTTCCTCTTTTCTAGTTCTTTCTTCAGTTGTTTTCTCGCTGTCATTTTTGATCTTCTTTAATTCTTCAATGGCTTCCTGCTCTTCTATTGCAGAAAGATTTTGTAGAGCAATTTGAATAAGATAACCAATTTTAGCAGCTAATGAATTTAATTTATCAATATCAACGGTCTTTACTTTATCTCCATGTTTCTTTTCGTTATCAAGATTGTTTTCCTTTTGGAATCTTCTCTCAAGTTTTAGAATCTTATTGTATAGAGATTTACCATAAGTAGAACGCTCTCTCCATTTTTCAACCATGTTTACGAGGGAATTAGGAGTGATGGGGGTATGAGAAGTATTAATCTAAAATTAACTTTAATTCTTGATAAACCCAAGAGTTCCAATACTTTCTTCCTGTTGAATCTCCGAAGTTTTTAATATGATCTTTTCTTCGTTTTAATTCATCTACAATTTTCTGATTCTCTAGGATTTGTTGTTTTAATTTAGAGTATTCTTTTGGTGTACAATTAATTATCATTCCTACCTCACAGGAATTATTTTTAAAATCATCTTCTGTTAGTTTCATCTCTGTAATCTCCTCCTAAAATTATCAATCCCTAACTTTGCAGCCTCAAAAATTCTCTTAGGATAATTAGCCCTGCAAACATCACAGAGATATTTATCACAAATAGGACAGAATTTAGTTTCTGATGATTCGCAGAAATAACAATTAGTGTTAGTCATTGTATTTTTTAATCAACTCTAATAATTCAGGATTTTCCATATTGAATAATATACCTGATACATTAACATCATCTATTTCATTACCATATTTTTTGTATATAGAATTAACAAGATACTGACCAAATCTTAAATCATGTGATTTTGCTCTTTGTTCTCCATGATAAAATATCCTATCAATCTGTTCCATTAACTCATCACTAACAAAAGGGATTTCTCTATTCTTCATTCTTAAACAACTCTCCATACTCAGCCCATGAAGTAGCACAAGTTCCACACTCACATCTATTCAAAAATAACAAAGCAGTAAATCTTGATTTGAAAAATTCCATACCTTTCATAAAATTCTGTGCTTCTTTGCTGAAGATGTAACAGATTCTGATTAAATCCTTCTTACTTGTTTCTCCATAAGTTTGAGATTTACCATTACTCTTTTTGAAGATAGGCTGTAACATTCTGCTAAGTTGAGTAACTGAAGGGATATTCATTAAATTCCCTCCTTGAAGAAATCAGGATAGTTTTCTAGAAACGTTTCACATCTCAAACATTTAGTATCTTTAATATGATCTGAAATTACTCTGAGTTTATCTGAAGAGTTTGTATTTCTTGGATTGCCTAGAATAATTTTACCTAGTTCGCAGAAATCATCTGTAATATCTTCAATAGCTTTTAGTTTCTGTAAATTATCTGAAAACTCTTTTAGATTTTCTTTTGTATCTCTAGCATATTTCATTCCTTTTGTAGTTCCTACTTTATGTGTAGCATGACAAACACAGGAACATTTTTCCTTGCTACATCTTACTGTATCATTATTACATTCTTTACAGTTACCTTCATTCCTTTCTACTTCCCATCTATTCAAAGGGTATGATGTTCCTTCTACAACATTCTTTAAACTTGATCCGTATTCTGCCAATAAGATTAAAGCCTCCATTTGAGGCTCTGATGCAATATGTCTATCATCAACTGCTGATTTTAATTTCTTTTCAGATTTCTTTTCTAAATTCTTATCATGATGTTCATCATGTTCTTTATCTAATTTCTCTGCTGCTTCTCTAAATATAGCAGCTAACTTACATCCATATTCTCCATGCTCATCAGTTTCTTTTTTTACTGTTTCAAGATGTTTGTCTAAACTTCTTCTCTTCTTAACATTCTCTGCTGTTTCTTTTGCTAAATCAAAAATAATCTCTACTTCCTCTTCACTCTTTTGAGATAGATATGATGCAGCCTTTGCTTTCTTTTCTGTTAGATTATCATTCTTTTTGTATTCGGTTTTACATTCTTCAGGTAGAATTTTGTATAGCCATGCTGTAGAAATGTTTAATCCTTGTGCTTCTTTCCATGCTTTAAGAAATGCTGCTACATCTGATTTCTTTACTTTCTCTTTTTTTAATAGAGTTCTAATCTCTTGTAAGATATCCCCTCTAATTGGTTCTTCAAATGCTGAAGAATACATTTTTGCTAACTCGATAACAGTTTCTTTCTTTAGTGCCTTGCTAGCTTCAATGATTTCATTTTTTAATTCAACTATTCTATTATGATAGTTTTCTGTATTTTCAGCACTCAATGATAACTAAAAATCATATCTTGGAATAATCTGATTTGTGTAATGTAATGTTATACGCTACATGGATCATTGTTGATAAAAAAAACAAATGATTGTTTGTTTTTTGGGTTCTCTTTAGCTTCTTTATTCTGTGTGTTTCTCAAATGTTTTAACATTACATTAGGATTAACTAAATGAGAATAACCTTCTTCCTTAATATCCTGTGAGAATTGCCAATCAAAATTCCCTTCCAAGAAATTATTAATCTTAGTTGAACCTCTCCATGAAACATTCTCCATTAAGTAACGAGTAATAATAGTACATGAAAAGCCTACATGATCTACAGGAAAAACCTCTGTAGGTAAATCATGGAGATACATCCAATCTCTAGGGAATCTTTTCTCATCTCCTGATTCTTTTGTTTGTTTTGGTATTATTTTCTGAATTGCTAGAGGTATTCCTTTAGGTCTTGTTTCATCTTCATCTACAGGACAAACTCCACTAAGAGGACATATTAATTCGTGTTTTATTGTCATATTCCATAAACTTTCTAATTGTTCAGATGTAACTACTAAATCATCAGGCATTATACAGAAATGACTATACTCTTCATGTTCTAAGAAATATTCTCTAAGATATTGATAGGCTGCTTTTTGCTGAGAATATTTTACTACTACTACATCATGTTCGTAAGTAGTCCAGTTATCAGTTACTTCAGGAATATCTCTTGGAGAAGGGATTCCAATTAATAATTTAGGAGTCAAAAGTAAAAATCACAATAATCTATAATATCTATAGCAAAATGATCCTGATCTGTTGTAGTTCCTAATTCATCTGAAAGTATCTGATGAATTTGTTCATGTTGAATCGTATTAATTAAATCATTAAACCCTGTGCATTTTGCAGGATTAACATATCCTCTTCTTACATCAGTACGCCATTCTCCTGAATCTTCTAATCCTAGATAGAAATCAATGATAGGAGTATTCAAGTTAATTGCATCCCTATCGAATTGTATTTCTCTGCTACTTTCAATCCTGCTAAAGTCATTCTAACATCCTTGACACAATGATCAGATATGTAATTCATAGAAGGCTGCCATCTCTTAGAATCAGGAAAATAGATTGAATACCAATACTTTAACTCTACAAAGGTTTTCTCATTATTCCCTGTAGTTTGTGATATGAAATTTACTAGAGTATTTCTCTTTGCTTTCATGGATGTTTTCATCATTCTCCATGTATCTCCAAATCTGATACTACCATATTCAGGGATAAGATCAGGTTGTCTAGTTAGTAAACATCTACTTCTAAAGTATGGTATATCAAATTTACTAGAGAAATGCCCTACTACGTGATCACATTGTTTTAGATTCCATGATAGAGTTTGTAGTAATCTATGATCAAAATGGAATGTTTGTTTACTAACTGCTTTCTTAATATCTGCTTTAGTAATTTTATCTCCTACGTGTTCTTCCTTTCCTGTTAGGATATCTCTAATTATCATATCATAACAAATAATGAATCTTTCATTAGGATCAAAATCAGAAGTTTCAATATCAAAGACTCCCTGATATCTAATACCTTTCTCAAGATATCTGACTTGCATAGGAGTTAGTGATTTTACTTTGTATTCTTTACATAAATTATCATATACTTTTTTAGCTCGTAATTGTTTCTTTTGTAATAATGTTAAATGTGTAAGAGGTTTAGGTTGCTTTCTTGTTTCTAGAACTTGTTTAGACATTTTCAAAATTTACCTCCATTCCTTTGAATTGATACAGTTCTACATAGATAGCCAATTTCTTTTCCTCTACCATAATTTTTTTCAATATACCTTCTGAATTGTGCCAACACATCCAATAAAATACAGTTGTAGTCTTATCTGATTCCTGTAATTGATCTTCTATAACTTGTTCCATTGTTTATAACCACTTTCTTTTCCCTGTCATTTTGTTGAACAATCTTCTAAATACAAAGCTCCGTATCATAGAAGTAATCGTGTAAACTAATCCTATCATAGCTGCTATGAGTATTGATTGCTCTACAATCCCATCAATAAAATGAGGAAGGAAGAACAAGTTCAAAGCCATAGCGATAAAATAACCACTTCCTACATTTAGGATTGTTTCAACTGCAGAACCTTTTGATGATTGTTTATTTCCTCTAAGTTCTTTATTTTCTTTTATTAATTTAAAATTACGTTCAGATAATTCTATACATAATTTCTTATACTCTTCATTACTATTTCTCAATTTTATTCTCCTCTATTGCAAAGTGTAAAGCAAATAAATTACTACAAACTGCATGAGCTAGATGAAATAATTTAGATTCAGGATCAAATGTTTCTCCATCAACTTCACTAAATTCATGCCTTAATGCTGCCTTGTTGTATCTGTTACGAGCATCTGAAACTTTTTTCCAATTATCTCTTTCAGGGTATTTCTTTGCTCCATACATTAGAACTTTAACTACTTCATCTAATGCTGATTTTGGAAGAAGTGTATAGTCTAGTTTATCATCATCATATTTTACGCCTTCTACCAATCTATAACTAACTCCTCTTTGATTTCATTACCCCAAGCATCCCATCCTTTAGCTCTTTCTCTAGCAAAGAGTTCTATTCTAGGTAAATCTCCCATGAGTGAAACTATTCTATCTCTAATTTCATCAGGTTTCTTTGAATGTCTTTCAGGAATAGATTCAATAATTTGTCTAACTCCTGCATCTATTCGTTTAGGTTTTCCTTTAGTAGCCAATAAACAAATCTCAGCATTAGCTCTAGTCCATCTTCCCATTCCAAGAAATGAATTACCATTTGAATAATTCTTAACCCATGTAAAAGCTACAGTTTTGAAAGTAAAACCCCATGCCTTAACACAATCTAATCCTTCTTGTAATTTTGGAAATGTAACCCACATAAACAAAACACAATTATCTGCAGCTAAATCTTCTACATTTAATCGTGTTACATCATAATTTGATAATACTTGATACTTACATCCTGCTCCTCTATTTCCTGCAAGAGCTTTATCTTCATAACTCCATGCAGGATCAGCAAGGATAATTTCATATTTTTTTCCGTTATCACACTTTAGCATAACATCCACATTCTCCTATTTTAGCTCCACATTTTCCCCTACCTCTACTCCAAGCTTCACAAAACTCTTTTTGTAATCCACACTTCATACAAACTATTTGACCTCCTTTAACAAAATCAGTACATTGACAGAACTCTTCACTCATTTCTTATTGAACTTTGTAATCCTTGAATGAAGAGCTTCTGTATAGTTTGAAGGATTCTCTATATACTCCTGTATATATCCATCCTCTGTAGAAATCATAACTACAATTCTTTCTATTCTTTCTTGTGTTAGTTCTTCCCACATCAAAGCATAGCAAGTAGCTTGAATGAAATAACCTTGTAATTGTTCCATTGATTTGTATTTTCTTTTCCTACTTGTTTTGAAATCAATAATACTTAGCACTCCTTGATGTTCTGCAATACAATCAGAAGTTCCTCCTAACTTCATATTATCAGAATACAATCCAATTTCACAAGCTCTGATATTATCAATCTTTTCTAATAATGGTTTTAATTGATTGAAATGTCCGTTTAACAATAATCCTTTTCCAATGGATAAATCATTTCTCAGATAAGATTCAGCAGCCTCATGTACTAGAGTGCCTAATTTACCTGATTCTTTGAAAATATGATTTGCTACTTGTTCTCCAATGTTTTTCTTCCAAATCTCCAATCCGGTTTTATCTGAAGTTTTTGATATCATTCCAGTTACAGAAGGATATTCAATACCTTGAGGATTCTGATAGAAGTGTTTTCCCTCTTTTGCGATCATTTTTGAAGGATCTTTATCTGAATAGGTATGAGTTACCCAAGTGAAATGTTTCATTAGAAAAATCTCCTTTCTGTTAAGTTAGGCGTAAACTGTAAATCGATAGCTAACGTAGCTAACGTTTTTGAACTACTAACTAACACAAATGAAGAATATAGAGTAAAAGTTCTAAGAAGTATTTGAAAAACGTTAGCTACGTTAGCTATAGCGATCAAGAATTTACCTCTATTTCATCTGATGTTTTATACTGTTTTGACCATACACAAGAATATTTTTCTCCGTCTTTTAGATAGAATTGAAAATATCTTTGAGTTCCGTAATCACTATGAAGAACTATTAGTTTCAAGAAATAGCCTCTTGTTTCCCATCTCTAAGGAATTTTGGTAGGGTAATTCCTTTCCATATCCATAATTGACTTCCTGCTTCTCCTCTTCTCCCATCAGTTACACCTGTTAATTCCTTGATGTATTTTCCAAAAGTAGTTTTAGATTCCTTTCCTACTTTGTTAATTTTACAATATCTGAAATATTCATTGAATAAAACCTCCTTCTCTATCTCATGTTCTGCTCCATACACTAGTTCCTCATTACAATATTTTTGAAGAGGTTCTGCATACTCTTCCCATTTCTTCCTCAAATCATCAAGATTAGGAGGATGTCTAAAGTTTCCTCTAGTTTTCAAATCTGCAGCCACTTTGATTAATTGATTAAAGAATCCTGAAATCTCTGATGATTCAATTAGTTTCTCTTTTAATCCCACATCAGGTTTATCTGCAAATGATTCGAGCCATTCTATAATTATGAATCTTCTAAAAAATGCTAATGACTCATCATTAATTCTAGGAAATCTATTAGCAGAGAATAACAGTTTAGCTATACAGTTCATTTTGAAAGGAGCTTGGTTCTTTCTATCTACTGTAATAGGATCTCCTGAAATAATCATCTTGATAATTCCAAGATTAACTAATTCATTACTCTCAATATCTGCATAGATGTTTGATAACTTTCCATCTAACTCAGCCCTTGCAAAACGATTAGTAGCAATCTCATGAATAGAAACATTTGATACGTTTAACTTTCCTAGCATTGTATCAATGATATTAAGGAATGTACTCTTTCCGTTTGCTCCATCTCCAATAAACATAAAGGCTTTCTCTAGACTTGCATCTTTGAGCAAACAATAAGCAGCAGCTTCTAAGGCTGTCAATCTTTGATCATCATCAGGTAAACACTCATTGAGAAATTTGTCAATCAATGGACACTTTGCTAAAGGATCATAATTGATATTGAGTTTAATTCTACTCATATATTCAGGAGTGTGATCTTTAAATTCTCCTGTCTTAATGTTGAACAATCCATTTTGTAGATTCAAAACATCTACATCATTATCAAAGACTTCTCTATCTATCATTGTTCTTCTTCTAATTAGATTAACAACTTCTCTAACTGCAGAGAGTCTAGGTTTTTCTAAGCGTTTCTCTGCTTCTTCTTCAATTAACTGCTCTCCATAAATTACATAGATTCCTTCTTGATAGACTAGAATTTCTCTAGTATCTTTCAAAGTCCTAAAGAAATATTCATTCATTAAATCATCAGCTACTCCATCAACTGAACCCTCCTTGATTTCCCCTTTCTGTCCTCCATCTTCTTTAGGAAGCCATCTAGAATAAGCATCCTGACAAATCTTTATTAGTTCACTTTGAGGTAAATTAACTCCTGTCGATTTATTCCAATCATTCATTACATATTCTAGAGTTTCAATACTGTCTGCCTTGTCAGAAAATAGAAAATGATTTGCTAACTTTACTGCTGTAACATGGCGAGATCCCTCCTTTGCTCCCTCCTTTGCTACTTTGTTGTAATCAGTATCTTGTAGTTTTAACCCTCCTTCTTGATTGTCAAAGAAATAGGATAGTTTAGATTTGAAATATTCTGAAGTTACTGATTTTATGAATTTAGTATCTGAAATTATCTCGTATTGGTTTCCGTTCTCATGTGTACTTCCTGCTCCAATTACATATTTTCCTTCAGCTTGAATATCAAAGTGAACTCCATTACTATCAAAGTTAAAGGACTTACAATGTTTATCAGCGAATAAATAAATGTGAAATCCCCCTCTACCTGTTCTAACTACTAGAGTTTCCTTTAGTGCATTAGGAATTACTTTATCAATAAACGCAGGATCAGTTACATGATCCAAATCAATTATAATCAAATCTTTTGAAATATCCCCTCCTAATACTGCATAGTTATACCCATCAGGAATTTCTCCTGTGAATTTTTCACTCTGATATTTCTTCCATTCTACAGAAGGCTTTTTTGATTTCGGTAAAACTGGAATAATGTTTACTCCTTGTTTTTTTAAAACTTCAACAATATCAGAAATCAATTATTATTATCCTCCTCCTTTTTGTTAAGGAAGTATCGCAAGTCTTTCTCATCTTCTTCAATTTCAATTTCTAAATCAAGAGCTTGTTTGTAGAGATACCATTTCTGATATTTTTTAACTACGAGTTTCCTTTGACGTTCTTCAATGATTGAATCATAAGTCATTTTAATAATTTCCTTAAATCTTTAATGACTTTAGCTTCTTTCTCAAGTCTAACTACATGATCATTCCAATCAACAGAATATAGTAATTCATCATTCTGATAAACAGATACAGAATAACCTATTACCTTTACAGTAACATCATGTCCTACCCATGACATAATTTCTTCACTCATCCCCTCTCTCTCCTTGCTTTCAATATCCTAACAAACTCATCCAAGTCAAAATTCTTGTAAGCTTCAATCTTTGTTATTAATTGATGAACTGGACTTGTCACATAGGCAAAATCTTCAGGAGTATTTTCAACTCTGATTTTTAAAAATTTAAAATATTTTAAATCGCCTTTAGCTCCTTTAGGATGATCTCTCCTTCTATCTCCAAAGAATTTATAATTAAAATGATGAAACACCATTCCCATTTTGTGTTTGGTAACTCCTGTAACTTGGCATTTACCTAAGAAGAATTTATCAGCTAAATCTTGTTTGATTCCTCTGATGATATCTCTAGTAGTCATGAGTAAAAACCCTCTACTCGTGTTCTTTTGAAATTACAATTAAAACAAAGAACTTCTAAATCGTCTACTTTTCTTTCTCCTGAAATAATATCTTTATAGATATTATCATGCACAGTATATTTTTTCCTATCAATCGAGCCATTTTTTTTACTATGTTCTAAAGTAAGAATATCTAAATCTGTTATTTTACAATGAATTTTTTCTTTTTGCCAACCATTACAGAATACATAAGTGAATCCTTTACTTTCCTGAATAATCATATATGCTTGTTTTTTATTTTCTACTCGTGATTGTCTACGTTTTCGATTAGATCTTTGTCGCTGTTTGCTTAATAAATTAGGATTTTTTTTACACCATTTTGCAAGGGTTTTTCGTGTTTTACATCTATTATTTTTTCCCCATTCTTTAGAACAATCATTAAGTTTTATTCTGTTTTTTTTATAATAGTTTTTAATATAATATTTATTGTTATAACGGAATACTCTATTAATAATAAATTGATATTTTTTAGTATGAGAAGGATAGTAAGGCAACATCAACTGACTCATTAGATTTCGACTCCATTCTCATCATACTCTTTAAAATCAGGATGCAACGCAGTAACTTTCTTAGGCGATTTTTTGTAATTGTAAAAAGGTTCAAAGTCTAATCTTTCTTCGTATGCTGTTTGCTCTGCTTCTTCTTCAGGAGTCATTCTAACCCCTTCCTCCATTCTGCAAAGTCTTTACAATCAATCAAAACAAAATGAGATTTGATAGAACGAAATAGATTAAACTCCTCGTTCTCAATCATTTGTTTTACAAGTCGTCTTTCAGACTCACCTGAAACATTAAACAATCCTAAGAGAGATTCTAACTTTCTCTCATACTCTTGAAATTCTGGGTTTATCAAAAATGAAGAAAAAGATGGAGCTGAACTATGCTTGTTCATAAACAAAATACTCCTTCTTTGACTTTTGGGATGTTTTCGACACTTGTTTGACTTTGAGTTCTCCTCCTTGATTTACAGCCATACAAAGAGCTGTTGGAGTTACTAAACCCGAATCGTCTTTTGTGTAGAATTTTTCTACTAAGTAAGTTCTTGTAGTGTAGAACTTGTTTACTTGTTCTCCATCTATTTCGAAACTCTCTTTCGTAGTTACTAATGTGCCAAGATGCTCCTCGTAATCCTTTCGAACTACTTCAGTAATTGTATGAGGTCTATCTCCTAATCTTGCGATAGATACTCCTACTCCACTTGAAGCAAACTCAGCGAGTTTGATTTCTGCTATTTCTTTTACACCTCCTACTGAAATTGTGCTACGATAGCACTCTACAAGATCCTTCTCAATACATTCAGGACACTTGCAGTAATAGGTAGAACATTCATCATGCTCTGCCATTTGACATTCTACACAGGACATTAGACTACAATCTCCATTTCTTTTGGAAGTCTGCCCTGCTTCTGTAATCGTCTAATCTTTGCCTTGTAGTTTTTCTTTGCTACGAAAGATTTGTTTTTTGATAATTCGTAATACTGTGAGAGTGAACGAGCCTTGTTATTTTTGTGAGTACACTCTTGACAGAATACTTTGTAAATAGAACCTGATGAATTGCCTAACTCTCCTCTAATAATTGGATCAAATACTTCAGTACATCCTAAACATCTAACTTTAGAAACTAGATGAGCATCATGTCTGCATTGTTTACAGAACTTGTATTTGGAACCCTTTACGGTTCCTGTTTTGTTGTAAGTCAATCTATTCAACTCAAAATCAGTTAAGAGTTTTTTACAATCAGCATTAGTACAAAAGAAAAAGTTAGGCAATAGGAACTACCTCCTTCTTCTGAGTTACTCTACAATTATCACAAACATTTTGAAAGATAGATTTGAAATTAGAAAATCCATTCTCACAGGTTAAGCATCTAAGTTTTTGAATATTCTTTAGATGATATCTTTTACAAGTAATACAGAATTTGTCTTTTGTTCTTTGAAATGGAACTACTCCTAATCTTTTTAATTCAAAATCTGTAAGAAGATTCTTACAATGAGCATTAGCACAGAGTAACAATCTAGATATCCTCCCCTTGATAACATTCTAGATTCTTACAATCTGGACAGAGCCAAATTTCAGCTCCTAATAGTTCAGATGTTCTTTTGACTACTACTGGATCGTGTTCACAAGAATAAACAGGAAGAGAACCTATTCTGATTCATCTTCCTGCGAACTTGCAGGATTTACCAATTTACAGTTTTTCCAATTCCTAAACATATCTTTCGCAATTAATAGAGATTAACCTATCCTAATAAGTAATGCGATTGAATGAAGTTACTAACTTAGTGTAAATTAAATTAACAAGATAGCAGTTAATCATTCCATAATGGAATTTATTTTTCTTAATTTATGCGTAAATCTTAGATATTAAAGAAAGGGAAGATCAAGCAAGGAAAACATAAATCGCGAAAGATATGCTAGCTGCCCGATCCTCCCATTATATTAGACTAATCTCTTATTTAAACTCAGTATATAAAATCCCAAAGTTAGCACTATGATATTTAAGCTAAGATCATAAGGTATTAACTTATTTTTTTCATCTTACCTAGAATAGCTTCTCTAAGTAATGCAATAGTTTGAGATTGTTCTAACTGTGTTTCTTTCATTTCAGCAATCTCTGTGTTTGCAATTCTTAATTTTTTAATTTCTTCATCCTTTCTAACTAGATCAAATATCAGTAAATCTTTTTCAAAGTCCATATAGTTTTCTAGTTTTTCTTCATCTGACATTCTGTCATATTGGAGAAGATATCCTTTCTCTCCTGCTAATAGTTTAGCAAGATTCTCATCATGCCTTGAAATCTTTGTAATGAAATAAGCTCTGAATGAGTGAGTAGTGATTTGATTATTTCCAGAATCCTCATACTTTTGATTCAATCCTAGAGGTTCTAAATGCCTTGCTAGAGTTTGACCTTTGCATGATTCAACTGATTTTACATTAGTATTCTTTGTAAATATTAAATCATCATCATCTAGTTTTTTGAGTATTGGTTTTAAAACAGATGCAGTTTCTTTACTGAAAAATGTAGTTCTTGCTTTGTGGAATTTTGCTATAGTAGTAGGAATTTTTACCATGATTCTCTCAGTATCAAGTATCAAGTGTTTCTTTCTAAGTTGAACAATTTCCCCGATTCTCATACCTGATGAAATCTGACACATGAAGAGAACCTTATCAGGATATGTAAGAGAATTTAGAATAGTTTGAATCTCATCAATTTTTAAACCTCTCAAATCTTTCTCTGCTTTTCTAGGCATTTCAATATGTTCCTGAACATCATCCTTTGTTAAGGGCGATCCTCTGTAGAATAGATATTTTCTAACAGAAGCAGCAGCTCCTATTACTGAATTAGGATGATGCCCTTTCTTCTTTGTTCTATGATTGACAGCTTCTAATGAATACCAATTAATGAATAATTGGAAAATATCTATAGAATCCTCCTTTGTTTTAGGAATATAGCCTGATTTACCTACCCTTTTTTCTGCAAACTCTTCCCATAATTTGATCCTTTTACGATAAGCTTCTACAGTTTTGAAATCCTTAATGGCAATTTTATTAAAAAAATCCTCTTTTGTTTTCTTCAACATGGCTATTCTATTACAAGAATGGTAATAGAAGTATTATAATCCCACTATTCTAAGGGAAGATATCTTGATAATCCTTTGAAATTGTGGGAATATATAGAATATTATACACTTTGTTAAGATGTTATATCGCGAAAATTAAAGATATTCTCGATTTATGATCATAATACTGCATTTGCCATAGAAATATTCAATCTTGTAACGTAAATATCTCCTGAATCAAATGTAAATGCTGTAGGTTTTGATCTTGCTAATGCTGTATTAGAATCTGATAAATGCCAATGATATCCTACTTCTCCAACTACTATACCTGTAGCTGAAATATTAGTATCAAGCCATTGAACTCCTGCCTTGAAAGTTTGATTGACAACTTTACGCTGTCCTGCTACTGAACTCTGTAATCTAGCATAACTTCCTCCTGTATCTTCTGTTACTAAATCCTGATGAGTTTCATCTTCATCTGATGTTCCTGTTCCAAGAGAAAAATAATCAGGAGTAGCCGATTCTTCTGCTGACCATAATTTCAAACCATGAGTCATTCCTGTTAAATGAACAATATTTTCAGTAACATCAAAATATTTAGGAATTACAGTTTTTCCTGCTACTGCTCCACAATCAAATATTTCTTTCATAAGTCCATCAAATTCATCTACAATATGATTAGGATTAAATGAAATCTCATCTTCTCTAAATCCTGCTGTAAACCATGTATCTTTCCACATTGTAACATGAGGAGGGATATCTGCAAAAACTTCCAAATTCTATCCCTTGATTGTTGTAGTTCCTTCTTTGTTTTGTAATAATTTAATATTATTCCAAGTAGTAGATTTTATCTTTGTTTCCATAGCATCAACTTCCCATACAGGAACGTTAATCTCTGTAGCTTCTTTTCCATTATCTGAAATTAATCTTAAAGTTGTCATAAATGATCCTTTTGTATCTATTCTTTCTATTTTTGCCATACTACAAGCCCTCCACATTCACATTTGATAGGAAGTAATCTTTCACTTCTTCTAGTCCAACTATTCCAACAATAAACACAAGTATATTTTTGAAGTTTCATGAAACATCTACATTCATCACAATATCTAAAACCATTCATCATGAAATTATTGATGTATTCTCTTTCTGTTAATGGTTGAACTTTACATTTATCACAGCAATAACCTGAAATATTAACTTCAGGATGATTAATTCCTTCATAAAATTCTTGTCGTAACATTTTAATCAGTTCCTAACATTGAAATATTTGAATCTGTATCATAACTTCCTCCTGCTGAATTATTACAATCTACTCTATCTAATGTATTTGTTGTATCTACCCATTTTGCTACAAGTTCCATTCTTTCAGGAGCATTTCCAGATCCTGCAGTATTAGGAGAAATATTCCAAAATATTAATAATTTTTCTTCTGAAGAAATTGAACAAACAAAACAATTAATGAAACTATCTAATGCTCCTGATTGATCCATTCTTAGATTTGAAAGACTTGTTCCTGTTGAATCTGCTCCTCCCTCCAAACTAAATCTTCTTGCATAAACACTTGTAGCATCGTTATTTAATGTCATTTCAACTTGTGATGTTCCAGAAGTAATTTTATGAATAAGAATTTGATTAAATATTTTACCTCCTAAATCAGTAATATCCATATCATCTGCTGCACTTCCTAAAGTGACAGGTGTTCCATTCTTACTCCAAGCCATTAGTCAGAACCCCATACTCTTATTTTACTTCCAGATAATAATCCTGAACCAAAAGCCCATTTATCCATAACTACTTTAGTAATTTGTGAACTCGTATTTGCCCATTTGAAAACTCTTTCTTCTCTATGTGGTTCATTTCCTGCTCCTGATGCATCATTCATTGTAGTATTCATGATTCCTAATTTTTCATTTGCAGAATTATTAACTATAAATATATTAACAAATTGTGGTAATGTTGCCTGATTTAGATTTCCTTCAATATCTATTCTATTACCACTTGTTAATGTTCCATCTGCTCCTCCGTTATAGGATTGTCTTGTAGCATAATTAGAACCTGAATCTGAATTAAATCTCATTACAGAAGATACTGCAGCATCATGTCCTTTAATGAAAGCCTGAATCCATAGATATTTTTTTGCTGTGAATGTTCCTGAATCTAAATTTCCTGTTGATGAAATATCTACACTTGCTAATTCCTCCCAGAAATTAGTAGTATGTGTATCTGCTGCATCCCAACCTAAAATTATAATTTCAGAGTTAGTAGAGAATGAACCACTTGAATTTAATGTTGCTTTGAATGTGTCTAATGGATTAGATGTGTTTACCCACTTTCCTACATTCTCAATTCTTTTTGGAGCGTTTGTTGCTCCTGTTAATCCAAACACTCTCCAAGATTGGAATAGTTTTTCTTTACTGGATATGTTTGAACAATATCCTATATGATATTCTATTGTTGTACTATATCCACCTATTCCATCTATTCCAGCGTTACTACTTGTAAGTGTAGTATCTGCTGCTCCATCTGTTGATGAACGTCTTGCATTATTTGAACCTGTATCTTCGCTACCATTTCCAACTCTGAAAGTATTACCACTTCCTGCATTAGCATAAATCGGAGAAAATAGAAACATATAATATCGTTTGTCGTTAAATCCTGTAACTTCAATACTACTACCTGCACTTCCTAAAGTAGTTCTTGCAAGTTCTTTCCATCCCCCTACAGAACCTCCTCCTGAAGAAGGTTTTCCCATTAATCCTGTATTAAATAATGAAGGAATCAATTAAAGGAACTCCTAAGAAGAAGTTCCATCATCTAAAGTTAATTCGATTTGAATACCTATAAGTTCAGCATCAACTCCTAAATTATCAGCAGTTACATCTCTAGTTAATTCTAAAATTAATAAATCAGAATCAGCAGGAGTTCCCCCTATTGTAATTGCAGAACTCCAATCTGTAGTATGGTTATCATTATCTGCAATCCAAATATCAGTTACATTTTGAGTTCCTGAAAAAGCAGTTGTTAAAGCATCATCATTGGAATAAGCATAACCTGATAAATCAAAATCAATAGTTTGAGCTGATGAACCTCCTGAACATGTCCATACTAATCTAAACTTTATAGTTCCGTTATTCCAATTTCTAGGAAGCATAATAGGAGGAAGTTGTGCATATTCCTGAGTAGTTGTATCAAAATTCATAGTAGATTGTTCATAGTTTGAAGTAGCTTGTGTTCTATCAGTTAGAGCAGCTCCATTAGTAGCTCTAGGTTTTAGAGCTTGAGCTGGAATCCATATATCCTGAGTGCCAATAACTGAAGATAATGTTAAATTCTTATCTGGAAAAGTAAAAACTCTAGTAGTCGCTGTAGTAATAGATCCTGCATCAAAACGAACTTTCTTTGTAGCATCAGCAGGATCAGTTAAGAAAAAATCATCATCAAAAATATTAGCAATCTCAGAACCTCCTCCGTTTAGAAAATCAGAAATCTTCTGAGTAGCATTACCTCCGAATGTAGAAGCTGTACTAGAGGAAGGAGTAGAAATAGTATCAAAAACCATAAAACAATTTGAAAATTAGAAATAAAGGGAAGTAAACCTAGTACAAGTCTAGAGTATCATTTCCTGATTCCCCTTCAAATGATATAGCTGATAACTGATTATTACTATGAAAAATATTGTTACTGTGAAAATCAGTAATTTGAGAACTTGTTTGTTCTCCTGCTTCCCAAAAGAACCAAGCTACAGAGCCATATAATTTCTGATCAAATGTTCCTCCGTTATCTCTAGCTCCAAAGTAAGCAGCTCTTGTATTAGTAATTGAAGCAGTAATT